CTGTATTGCTCTATAGGCACCGCTTTGTTCTTCAGCAAAGCCGCAGGCTTTGTCTTAAGAGTCTCTGCGTTCTTTAGGTACTCTGATATAAAAGGTGTATAGCCGTCGATAGGTGTAAACCCTATCAGCATCTTAGAGTCCCGAGTAGCTAAACGGAAACGCAGGGTATTGACCAGAGCTGCATCTCCCAGGTATTCGTCTAGCCAGGCCCCGATGTTCAGCCCTTCGGGCTGCTTGAACCCGAACTCAAAACCTTCTAGGATAGTCTGGTTATTGCTGTACTGCGTATAGGTCTTGAAGTCTACACGTGTCCTGGTATCGGGAAAGATAAACGACGATGCAGTGAATCCGTTCTGCATAGAGTAGTTAATGTATCCGTCTACGCTCTTGGTCTTGCGCTTGAACTCCTTGGGCATCATCTCCCAGATTGAAGCCTGCTGTACCTTAATGGATGTATCGGCGTTTTGAGAGAAGCATACGATATGACCGTCCATACTTTCGGTGACGGCCTCCATTAGCATCTTGGCGCATCCAGTGGTCTTGCCGCTGCGGTTACCACCCAGGGCCAGGACTTCGTTGTTGTTTTGAAGTCCATTACGGATTCTGCCCCAGCCTTCTAGGTCAAAGCCGTAGCGCATAGGGTCTTCTGTAGCTGCCTTGATTCTACCCTCGTGAGCCTCGTGCAGGGCCGCTAGTAGCTGAGGGTCCTGCTCACCAAGCAGGACTATCTCCTCATCCGTAGGAGGACGCACTATAGGGTGCTCTGTAAACGTAATAGGCATTACTTAGACTTCTGCGGCTGCTCAGTCTTTGGTGCTACTGGCTTCTTACTCCAGTCAATGTCGTCGTAGTTCTTGCGCTGCTTGGCAGCGTCGTGTCCCTTTCGGGGTGCGCATCCTTTACCCATCTGTGTCCTCCTGTACTAGTTCTGCTTCTTCAGCTTTCTTGAGATTGGCAATCCTGTCTCGGGCCGCCTTGATAGTTTCTTCGTAGTCCTCCTGAGTAATGACCTGGCGGTCCTCAGTAATCTGCGTGGCTTCGCCACGTGAAGTAAAGGCCTGCCTTGCTGCGTTGGACACAGAGATCGAAATCTCTTTTAGATCCCTTACAGTAGGCTTTAGCTCTCCTGACTCTAGGTCTTCTCTTACAGAGTTAATCAGGTCCTCTTCTAGGCTACTTAGGTTAAGGTAGTTCTTAGCGGCAATCTTGCCGCTTAACTCTTTGAACTTACCCAGGTGATCCGTGTAGTCCGACAGGACGCTGATCACGGTTTCCCTGTTGATTCCGTACTTCCTTACTATCCTAGTCTGGCTACTGCCAGTGCTATACAGATACAGGATGGACGCAACCTTTTCGGGGCTGTGCCTGGATAGGCTGCGGACCTTATCAATCTCTTTTCTTTCGGCTACTTCCCATATGGCGCCCTGGATTTCCTGCATCAATGCAGCCTTTTCATCAGCGGAATTACTTTCTGGTTCATCTAGCATTTCTTCATTATTTACAAATAGGACTTGACAGTCAAGTAAAAACTAGTGTATAATGCTTTTATACTCCTTAGGGAGTTCATACCTTAAGTTCTTTTCCTGGCCCGTAGAGGCCAGGGAAATAAGGAGAAACCAAAGACAAGAGACTCCTTAAGGAGTACAGGAACCTAGCCAGGTGGCCCTGGCTTGCCCCATGAGTGAGGTATTTTTTTAAGGGGTGCTTTATGAAATACACAAAAATCTAGTCAGTTAATGATAGCCCCCCACCCCCCCTAACTGAGACTGGGTCGCAACAACAACGTCCGTAGGTATATTGAGACTGAGACTCATTATCAACAGGGCTAGCATAAGCATTCCTACTGCGGGAGGCTACCATAAGCTCCGCTAATACCAAGGGCGGCTCTGGCTTGAGATAAGTTTTTCTTCTTTGATGAGTGAAAGGATCACAGCATGAGTTCTTCTACTCTACTCTACTCTAATCTCCCAGCATAAGCATATCTACTTTAGGTGGAGTGGCTATAGGGCTTATTGAGACAGCAATCTCATTAAGATGGAAATGCCCTGTATGGCCTTCTGGCGGCCTGCGAGAGGTAGGGTGCCAGTCGAAAATCGGACGCCGCACAGCGGCTCCTAGGTGCCCTGCTGTCGATTTTAGATTTTGAGCATTTACTGATAATCAACGACTTACAAAAGCGTATCAACGACTTACAGAAGCGTTATCAACGACTTACGTAACTATATAAGGGGTTTACGGCCGTGAAAATAGTAATAGTTTCATTATTTTGTATGAAATGTTAAAAATCACTAATTTTGATTATTCGGGCTATGAGCTTGACTATGCACAATCTACGCACACTATGGGCATCGTAATACTCGTTCTTTGACAGTCCAAACGCTACCGACTCCGACCTCGGAGGCCGACCGCTAGCATCTCTACCGTTCAGAAGACCCACTGCCTCGAGCTTTGGACTTGCGGATATATGACAGCGACTCGACCTTCGATACGGTGATACCTCGGATGACCTCTCTGGAAGTGGAGAGGTGGCCGCCAAGCGGCCTCGATGACGTAGCAAGTGGGACATAGATTGGTAAATCAGCCGCATACTGCGGGCGTCTCAAGCCGCCGCAAATGATGAGAGCCAATAACACATAACCAATCCAAACTATGCAAACAATCACAGCACACGCAAATCAGATCGCCCAAGATTTAATCTTAGACAGCGGCTTTCACCGCATCCAACTCTGCAGTCCCGCAGGCGGCTACGTTCTGGCGCAATCAGCCGAGCAATCATACTGGGATGATGACCTCTGCGATGAGGTCACCGAAAAGGTCGATGTAAAGAAAGCTCTCAACGAGCTTACTTGCTTCTTTCACAAGGACAACTGCTACCAGCCAGACGGTTCAGTAGCCGCCGAGATCGACGGCGAATGGTACACCATCATCTACGAAGTAGAAGGTGGCTACGCAGGAATCCAGATCGCCTAGATCACACAGCCTCCCAGATATTCTCTGGGGGGCTTTTTGGGTAGAGGCATACTGCCTCCGACTAACACATAACCAATAAATATAATGAAGATCAAACTACCTACAGTAAACGACATCCTCGACCGCACAAACTGGACGGGGCACACACTCGCCGAGCTAGTTTCATTCGGACGAATCACGCCCAACGAAGGCGCTGACAAGTGGATTCAAGCGGTACAAGCCGAGCAAATTCAAGCGGGCTACCAAGTGCCACTTGATGCCATCGGAGAGTACGTCAAAATCTGGGAGCAGTTAGAGTACGAAGTGCTCGACAGCCTAGTTGAAATCCAAGCTAAATCTTAATCCATCAGCTCGCACCCTCCAAGGTGCGGGCTTTTTGGGTAGACGGAGACGCCGTCTGACTAACACATAACCAATCCAACTATGATACAAGCAATTATCTCCTACGAGTCTGGCGAAATGAGCCAAGACGAAACCATACAATTCTTTGCCGAGCTAGTGATGACAGGTTTCATCAACGCAATGCAAGGGCACTACCAACGCACCGCTCAAGACTTAATTGAGCAGGGCATAATCTCCGAAGACGGGGAAGTAAACTAACACACAACCAATACAAACTATGACAGATTATAATAAAGTTCTCCGCTCCTTCATTCACTTCCAAGAGGCCGCAGGCTTCAAGCTAGTTTCAGCTAGCGACGGTGAAGACCGCATCAAAGATCCATCTACTACAGAAGCCGTTGACTGGGTGCTTGGCACCGAGGAAGGCTCACTGTCCTTCGCCAAAGACGGGCACGGAATCACTGCCTATGTCATCATCGGCAACGAGGCATCGGCTACCATCTATGACTTCGGTAACTCGAAAGACATCCCCGCCAAAACCCTCAAGGATTCAGACGATGCGTGGACCGCATGGATGGACAAATGGGACGCACTTGAAGCTTAACATCAACCAATACAAACTATGGATCAAAAACAAATCAAACGAAACATCCTAGCACTGGCACACGCCAAAAGGCTACTCACATTTAAAGTCTCGGACGCATACGAGTCCGACAATATGGTTTTATTCACCATACTGAGAGAAGCCAGAAGCGTTCTGGAGGATGGAATAGACGAGCTTAGTGGAGCAGGTAAAACGCCTAGCCACGAACTAGATTCTATCCCTAACGACGACGTATGGTGGGACGAGTTAAGACAAACATCAACCGATTAAAACTATGACTATAGAAAAATTATCCACCGTCGAGCTATGGCTCGCCTTAGACAAACTCAACAGCGTTGCTTACGCATCGCTTTCCTACGAAGAAAAGGCACTACTAATAGATGTAGCCAAAGAACTAGAACACAGACAAAAAATATAATGAACACAGAAACAAACATCAACCAACTCGCTAGCGAAATTGCAACTGAGATAGTCGAGCGTCGCATCGGCTCGCACCTAACATGGGAGTACGACGAGTTTGGAGACTGCATCTCATTCACCGAAGAGGCACAAGACCTGTTCATCGAACTATACGACATCGTCTCTAATAAACTAATACAACTATGAAAACATTTAGAATCATTCTAATTACAGCGCTGACTGCGCTGTCGAACCTCTCGGCCAACGACTCTGATATCGTAGCGGCTACACTAATCCTA